GACAAGATGATCTCCTGATGCGTCCCAGAATCTGCTGGGCCAGTGAAGTTATTGTATCACAGATATTATAGTGCGGCCATTGCATCGGCGTACTCAACACCCATGGCGTCGGCCACGAAGTCGTAGCTGCCCTTGGTCCCTGCCTTGACGTCGTCGCGGCTGGGGATCACGTTGCCGTAGTAGTCACTTGCGCGGGACTTGCCAAACAAGCAGCAACCTGAGTTGATGGCCTCCATCATGGTGCGACCGTAGCTACCTTGCAGGCCCCACATGCCGCTGTTGATTGCGTTCTGGATCGAGGCGTAGTATTCGTCAGCGCCGCAGTCGTTGGATTCAATGTTATCGATGTCGTTTAAGTTAAACATAGTGTGCTCCTGATTAGATTGCGAGTTCGGGGGTTGCAACGCAGACTTGATAGCCGGCTTGCTTGATCAGCTTGAGTGCTTGTGGGGTGAGGGTCTTGGTGCCTGCCAATGCAGCAAAGAATTTTGCTTGCTCGCAGATTGGGTATACGGTTTGAACGCCGTAAACGTTTTTGACTTCTACTAGGATTTGCATTTTGTGTGTCCTTCTGGAGTGCCCCAGAACCGCTGGGGGCGGGAAGCTTTTCTGCTTCGTTGAACTCAGTGTATCACAAACATAACGCTTGTGATACTTTGTCTGAATTATTTTTGCAGGTGTTGTTTTTTATTCACAACACCTCGGCAGCCTTGAGTTTTCCAGTCTCTCCGTCGAAGGTGAGTTTTAAATTTGAAAAAGAACTTTGTACTTGATCTGGTATTCCGCCGCATGTTCTTTCCTGAGCTGGATTCCATTCGTAAACAACAAAACGAACAACGTCAGGCTTCGGCTCAGGCTTCAAGCGAAACTCGAATCGGTCTTGCCACAGGAATACATCGGGGCAGTCTTTCCATCGGTGTTCACGTGGCGAGCTGTCGTACCACTGGATCTTTGCGCCATCGGCCCACGCCTTGATAACTTTTGCGTGCTTGAGAGGTTTCATTTTTAGTCCTTTGAGAGTGGGATACAGACATACTTTTCTTTGATGACCATACCCTCTTGTTTTGGAATAGCCCTAACACACTCACCACGAGTGCTGTAGGGGATGGCGTACTGCGGCTCGCACCTAGTGGTCGAGCACAGCATGAATACAAGTGCCCACGTCGCTGTCATACAACGTCAGTCAGTGTTGGCACTTGCGTTGACTTGGCGATGTGCGCAGTCAGTCGGCGAATGCGGTCTTGGTTGTACTCGACCATGCGAGATGAGTAGTCCTTGGCAGTTTGCATTTGAAGCAACTCACGCTTGGCCTGCTCCAACTCTGTGAGCGCCATCATCTCTGCACTAGGCAAACGGAACGATGCCTTGATGAACTCGATTACTTTGCTGATGAATTTCATAGTTTTTCCTTTGGTTAAAAAATTAAAATGATGCGCCCGACATTTTGATTAGTCGGGACTTCTTGTTCTTGTGGTCCTTGTCGATGATGTCCATCGCCATCTCCATGTCGCGCACAGTTGTCTGGTCCAGCTGCGCGTCGTGGATCTCCATCACAAGATTCATTGCCACCAGCTCTGATGCCTTGAGAATAAATTTTCCAGACGGCAACCCACGCGTGGCAACCTCGAGCAAGGCGTCTTGACCTGCGCGGATCTCTGTGGACCAGTCTTGGCCAAGCTCTGGGCGAAGGCGCTTGTACCCCTCAGTCATGTTGAATGCCCCGATAAGCGTGTCAATGTCTTCCTTGGTAGCTACCCCTCGGCGAAGCTTGTCCATGGCGTCGTGGTTGCGTGTACGCAGCACAAGGGTGTACGACACGTCGTTCATTGGCTTGAGGCCGGACACAACCCAAGAGACTGGATCGTCGAGCTGCTTCTTTGGCCGGTACTTGCTGCGCTTTTTCATGGCTTTGTGACCTTCTCAATTTGGATGACGTGGGTGGTGATTACCGGGGCCTGAGCAACAAGCTCGTACACGGCAAGGCGAACATTTTGTCGGCCCTTGAGGGCTAAGCTAAGTGCTACCTCTTGGCCATCCTTGAGGGCCTCTTGCACAGAATCACGTTCAATCACGTCTCTGTGACCTTCGCATTTGATAACACACACGGCTTTCATTGCGTGACCCTTTCCATTGCTTGGCTCATAAGCACGGTGTACAGGCGACCGGCTATCGACATCTTCAAATACTTGGTGCGTCGATTCTTACCCTCGTGCTCGTGCCGAATGAGGCCAAGCAGTAGTAGATCGTCCATCTTGCGGTGCAAGGTGGCGGGCGATGCAATTTGCGGCTGGTTCATGGCGGCAGTCACTGGCATTGGGTGGCCGAGTCCATCGTGCAAACAGATCAGCTCGAACAGTGCGTGCGCTGTTGCGTCAGTTGGCTTTGGGATGCCAACGGACTCGTTCAAAAATTTGATGTATGCATTCATAGCGGTGCGTCCTTTTTATTGATCAATTGATCCATGGTTGAAGAGTTGTTGGCAAATTGATTGGTGGGTATAGATGCTGCCCATGGGTCCTTCACCTTGGCCAACAAATGCGCCGCGCTCACGGGTCTCTGGGTTCCACTCCCACACCATTGTTTCGGCGTATGTGCCACCAAACATAGATGATGACTCGCGATTTATGGTGCTCACAAAAAACACTTTGTCATCGTGATGTACGTAGGATTTCATTACTTGCTGACTCATAGTGGTGCCTCTGGTAGTTGGTTGCGTTGTTGCGATTGGTAGGCGCGCTCTTGTTTGGATGTCCATGGAACTGGGCCAGTGGGTGGTGGGAATGGCCATGTCTTCATGATGTCGCTCCTGATTTCAAAAACTTGACGAGGCGATCAATGCCACGTCGCTTGTTGCGTGTGCCGCGTATCCACCACAACCCAGTGCTCGGCCAATAGTCAATTGCTTGTGCGCCCTTCATCAAGACTAGGTGCACACCATGGTTGTGAGACGTGAAGGCAAAGCCCTCACGCTCGAGTCTGGATGTGGACTCGGCCATGTTGGATCGTCTCTTAGCTTGCTTCATCTCGCGAAACTGTGCCCATCCGTCTGCCATGTCACCCATTGTTTTCTCCTGTTGCTTTGGCGATGGCGGCGTATGCAATTTTTCGCGCTGATGATGTTGCGTCGATGCTTGCGCAGTCGTCGTGCATGTCGAACAGGGGAGTCACTAATTTCAAAGCCTCCAACAACTCAGGCGCTGCTGCGATCAGGCGGGCGTTGGCCTCATACTCCTCGAGGCTTTTACTTGTGTATGGCACAACCACTCTGGCAACGTACTCACCACCAGCAGAGATAAAAATATCTTTCAGCTCAGTTGATTTTGATCTGCGCGATATGGACCAAGGTCCCTTTGTGTAACTCATCACGGTCTCCAAATAAAAATGTCAAGCAGTACAACTGCTATTGCAAAGAGGTAGGCAGCAAGTTTCATAGCTCACCTGCCGCGCGTTGCTCGTGGTACTTGAGGCCCAGTTGCAAGATCAGCTTGGCGTCTTCGACCTCCATCTCGTTGTGCTCAGCAAACTTCTCGATGGTGAGGTAGTTGTTGAAGTAGTCGAGGAACAAGTCCGCGAGTGCAATTTTCATTTTCATGACCGCTCCTTTGTGATGATTGACTGAATATCTTGATCGCTCAAAATGCGCATCACTTTCACCGCCTCAGTCTCTGCGCGATATTGGCTGCGTGCATCGCCGCGCCAAGTGAACTTGTTTCCGTCTACTAATGTGATCGTTACTGTGTACATATCAGCTCCTTGCATAGCCCCACTCGGGCATGGTCCAGCCAGACATCTTGCCCAGCATGTCGAGGTCCAATTGACTGCGCTTGACCTCACCGCGTAAGTAACCTTTGTACAGATCCATCTGGCTCAACCAGTAAGCTTTCATGGCCTCGCTGGTTTTGTTGGGGAATGGTGTGCCGGCATACATGTTGATGCGGTCTTGGATGTACTGAATCATGTTTGGCTCTTGCATAATGTTCTCCTGTTGGTAACAGTGTATCACATTTGTGAAGTTATCGAACAACTCGGCAAAGGCGCATCGACTGTGAGCGCATGCGGCGGTCGTAGCGGTCCTTGCAGTCAATGGCACGTGTGCGATCGGTGAACACCTCGCAGCCACCAACCTCCTCCCAACGGTCGCTGGCGTCGTCGGCGTCCTGTTGGCGAGAGAAAGTTTGTTGGCTCAGTTGGTTGGCGCGATCGATGATATAGATGGTGTACATGTTTGGACTCCTGTCGTGACCAGTTACGCTGGCTCGTTGATGCAATCATATCACAACATTTATACGTTCTCACAAAAAGAATTTAAAAATATTTTCATCTGTGATGTGGTTCACAGGTGCTATACTCGCGGCAACTTCAAACTCTCAAAACAGGAATGCAGCCAAATGAACGATCCAAAGTACAAATTCGGTGACACTGATCAACTGTGGCATAGGGGGGGGGAATACTTTATTTCTCAAGACGAGCCAGTCATGGTTCTTCGCGGCAAAGATGTGACTTCGCTTGCGGCTGTCTGCGCTTACGTTCAGGCCTTGCTTGATATGTCTGAGAACGAAGTGGTGAATAGCCACCTAGACTCTAGCCTTGAGCGCCTGAAAACATTTTGGGAATATCAAACAACCAGTGGTGTGGCGGGCGTTGGCTGCTCTCAAAAGCATCACTCTGGCTCCGAGCAGTACATCGACAAAGCTGAGAAGCTTTTGCGTGAGCTGCGATACATCAAATAATTCAGAAAGAAAACACAATGAACTACGATCAGTTACTCAAGCATTTCAAAACCCAAGTGGCAGCCGCTAAGGCGCTGAAAATTTCACAACCTGCGGTTTCGAATTGGAAGGTGCGCGGCATCCCAGCGATGCAGCAAGTCAAGATCAATAAGGTGACCAAGGGCGCACTGAAGATCGACAAGGGCATCCTTTAAACTTTTAGGTCGGGCCACAGGGTGGCCACCTTCGTGCCAGTTCGTCTTGCTGGCCGTGGCCCGATCACCTTCTCTTCAAGACGTCAAAGCAAGACGATGACAACAGACAATAACGAATCAAAACTCTCCGACATTCAGAAGTCTCAGATAGAGCACGCGTTTGCGTACATGCAGCGTGGGTGGTCATTGGTGATGATGCCGATGAAGACGAAGGGGCCGAATTACCCGGGCTGGAACAGCCCCTCGGAAT